ATGGACAAGGTAAAATTATTCTTCGAATATTTTTCTACCCTCCCGTCATGGTTTACAAATTTGTGGATCCTTGTCGTTGCGAGCATATATGGTATAAAGGGTACACAAATATTCCGTAACGGAGGAGGAAAAAAATGAGACAAAATGGAGTAAGACCTGCACGATTCAGATTTAATAAAGGTGGACGTGCAAAAATGATGGGCGGTGGCAGAGGTATGATTTCTGGAACTGCTCGAAGAGATGAAAGATCCGGCTTTTTTGATCCAGACATGGGCATGAAGGGTGGAAAAATGTTTAAAAAAGGAGGCTCTGTGAAAAAAGTAGGCAAGAAAAAACAAGGCTACAAAGACAGAAAAGACGAGTCTATCGCTATGAGAATCCGTAAGAAAAGAACTGCTAAACAATTAAAAGCTAGCAGAGATGAGTCTTATGGAAAATTTGGTAGCAAGGCTAAGAAATCTGGAAAAATAAACAGATAGTCAAAATGAAAAAACGAAACATTAAAAAACTTATTGAGTCAATGACCAAGAAGAAAAAGAAAAAGAAGCCAGCTGACTCTGTTGCAAAGACAGCTTTGATTGGTAGAAGATTTTTTTCTAAAGGTTCAGATTCAATGATCAGACAAGCTCAGACGAATTATAATGGAAGTTATATTTCTGGTGATCTTGGGGGTGTTTCAGTTTCTAATCCATCGTTAAAAAAATATTATAAAGGGTTGATATAATGGCTGGAAAAGGTTTATATGCAAACATTCATGCTAAAAGAAAACGTGGAGGCAAGATGAGAAAAAAAGGTGCTAAAGGTGCACCAAAAGCATCTGACTTTGCGAGAGCAAAACAAACAGTGAGGAAAAGATAATGACTAAACTATGTCCTAGAGGAAAAGCAGCAGCGAAAAGAAAATTTAAAGTATATCCCAGTGCATACGCGAACGCATACGCTAGCAAAATTTGTGCTGGTAAAATTAAAGATCCATCTGGTGTAAAAAGAAAAGATTTTAGAGGTCGTAAACCAGCGGCTGATGGTGGATTAATGGTTAGTGTAGACATGACCAAAATGGTGGAGGTGTAATGACTGATAAAAATAAAGCTATTAGAGTTGACACTCCAAAAGAGACAGTTGATGCTATGCTAAAGACAGATTTGTAGACACTGTTCAAACAATGATGGCTAAAAAAAGATCTGAAACGGAAGGCTCTTTTGCAAAAGGCGGTAGAGTAGGATTTAAATCTGGAATGAGAGTTTGTAAGTTAGCTAAAAGAGGCAAAGGAAAAGCTTACGGAAAGAATTCGTAATGGCAAAAAATGGTCTTGATAAATGGTTCAAACAAAAGTGGGTAGATATTGGGAGCAAGCGAAAGGATGGTTCTTTCGCAAAGTGTGGTCGTTCAAAACAAAAGAAGGATGCCAAACGGAAGTATCCAAAATGCGTCCCACTTGCAAAAGCCACACGAATGACCGACTCGCAAAGGGCGAGTGCTGTCAAACGAAAAAGAGCGGTAGCCCAAGGAGTGGGTGGGAAACCTACTAACGTTGCAACATTTGCAAAAAGAAAGAAAGCTATGGGCGGTGGAGTCATGAGAAAAAATTATAGTGTAGGTGGTGGAGCAGACACCGGAACTGTTGGAGAAATGAAAAGTAAACTTGGTGTTCTTTCAAATAAAGTAAGAAGAACATCTGAAAGATTAAAAAAAAGAGGTGAACCTAATTTTTTAAATATGACAAAAATGAAGGATGTCTAATGAGAAGAAGAGATAGACAACCACCTAAAACTAAAAAATATTTTAGACCAACTAAGTCTGGTGCAGGTATGACTAAGGCTGGAGTTGCAAGATACAGACGTGAAAACCCTGGATCTAAATTAAAAGCGGTCACTGGCAAAGTCAAGCCTGGATCTAAAGCTGCGAAGAGACGTAAGTCCTTCTGCGCAAGAAGCGCCGGACAAATGAAAAAATTTCCTAAAGCAGCAAGAGATCCTAATTCTAGACTACGTCAGGCTAGAAGAAGATGGAAATGTTAATAAATTTTTTTAAAAAAATATTAGGACTAGATCAATTAGATTATAGACTTAGAAGATTAGAAAGAGCTAAATATTGGAAGGAGAAATATGGCAAAAGACCCTAAAGTAGGAACAGGTAAAAAACCAAAAGGATCAGGAAGAAGATTATACACAGATGAAAATCCTAGAGATACTGTATCAATTAAATTTGCTACGCCGACGGACGCAAGGAAAACTGTTGCAAAAGTTAAAAAAATATCTAAACCATTTGCTAGAAAAATTCAAATTCTAACCGTTGGAGAACAGCGAGCCAAGGTTATGGGTAAATCACAAGTCGCTGCTATATTTAAAAAAGGAAAAGATGCTATCAGAAAAACGAAGAAAGTTTAACGGAAAATCTTACAGAGTATCTGATTTGAAAGAGGGACCATACAAGAAAAAACTTGTAAAAGGTTTAATGTCCGCAAGAAGAGATGTGGGCAAAGCATTGAAAAAGAAAGATAAGAAGATGGAGAGAAACGCACGAAAACGTGTGCATAAATTTAAAATTAAATTAGGAGAAAGAAAAGGAGCATAAATATGGATGAATTAACTTTAATAACTAAGGTGCAAAGAATGTTGAAGACAGAATATCAAGCTATAGGAGATGCAATGATAGCTGGGACTGTTGACAATATGGAAAAATATAAGTATATGATGGGACAGGCACATGCCTATTTTAAAATATCTCAGGATATCTCTAACCTGCTAAATAAGAAGGAGCAAAAAGATGAGCAAGGAACTGTCATCAAACTCAACACCAAAGACTAAGTCTGCGTTGTTGGACAAATACGAAAAACAAAATCAAGATATTCACAAAAAAGAAGTCGACGCATACGAGCGTTTAAAAACAAAAGAATCAGATAAATTACCAAAACCAACCGGGTGGAGAATGTTAATTCTTCCTTTCAAAATGAAAGAAAAAACTAAGGGTGGTTTATATTTAGGACAAGAAACTTTAGAGAGACAACAAGTAGGATCTACTTGTGGTCTTGTTTTAGCACAAGGTCCACATTGTTATGACAAGGAAAAATTTCCTGAAGGACCATGGTGTAAAAAAGGAGATTGGGTTTTGTTTGCAAGATATGCAGGCAGCCGAATACAAATTGACGGGGGAGAAGTTAGATTGCTAAACGATGATGAAGTATTAGCTACAATCGAAAACCCTGAAGATATACTTCATCAATACTAAACATAGGAGGAAACTATGCCAGACACAGAAGAGGCTAAAAAAACAGTTGATCTCGACACTTCCGGTCCAGCGATGGATGTCGATATACCTGAGCCAAAAGACGAGGCTGCTATTCCAGAACCAGAAGCTCCTAAAGAAGAGCCAAAGGTTAGAGAAGTAGTTGAAGAAGATAAGACATATGAAAATGAAAGAGAAACTAAACTAGAAGAAAAACCTAGTGAAGAAAAGAAAGAAGATAAAGAATTAGAGCAATACTCTGAGAGTGTGCAGAAAAGAATAGCTAAGTTAACTAAAAAGTGGAGAGAGGCAGAACGACAAAAAGAGGAAGCTGTTTCTTACGCTAAAAAAGTTTTAGAAGATAAAAAATCTTCTGACTTAAAACTTAATAAGTTACAGCCAGACTTTCTTGCAGTTACAGAAGAGAGTATTAAATCAGGTGTAGAGGCGGCCCAAGCTAAACTAGCTGCAGCAAGAGAAGCAAATGATCTTAAAGCAGAGGCAGAGGCTTTAGCGGCTATATCTGAATTAGGATATAAAAAAGCAAAACTTACTGAGACTAAAATAGCTCAGGAAGCTTTTGAAAAACAACAAAAGGAAGTAAAACCTGAAATCAACTTAGAAAGACAAACACCTGAAAAAGGAAGACCTGATCCTAAAGCTGAGGCATGGAGTGAGAAAAACCCATGGTTTGGTCAGGATACAGCAATGACTTATACGGCGTTTGATCTACATAAAAAACTAACTGAGTCAGAAGGTTTTGATCCATCAACTGATGAATATTATGCTGAAATTGACAAGAGAATAAGACTTGAATTCCCGCATAAATTTGTTAATAATAGCGATACGGCTGAAAAAACAACGACCAAGCCCGTACAACAAGTAGCTTCGGCGAAGCGAAGTACAAGATCAGGTCGCAAAACAGTGAGACTCACACCGTCTCAAGTTGCAATCGCTAAAAAATTAGGTGTGCCACTTGAAGAGTATGCGAAACAATTAAACATCACGAAGGAGGCATAAGCATATGACAAATGATAAAAAAACTTCCCGTGCGAGTCAAACTAGAGAGAAAGTCTCTGCAAAGAAAAAAGTTTGGACTCCACCATCTGCATTAGATGCACCCCCTGCGCCAACAGGTTTTAGACATAGATGGCTACGGGCTGAATCATTAGGATTCCAAGATACGAAAAATATTCAAGGAAGACTAAGATCAGGATACGAATTAGTGAGAGCTGACGAATATCCAGATTCAGACTATCCAATGGTTGAAGACGGCAAATACAAAGGGGTAATCGGTGTAGGCGGCCTAGTGCTGGCTAGGGTACCAGAAGAGATCGCGCAACAACGACAAGACTATTATGCAAAAATGCATGATGACAAAGTTGAAGCAATGGATAACGATCTTATGAAGGATCAGCACCCAAGCATGCCTATCGATATCGACAGGCAATCGCGTGTAACCTTCGGTGGTACAAAGAAAAGTTAATTTTTTAACGATTCCAAAAACCCCGAGTTAAACTAAATGTCTATAAGGAGGACATATTATGGCAAACAAAGACGCAGCGTTCGGTTTAAGACCGATCGGAAAAGTTGGTCAAAATGATGCCAATCAAGGTTTAAGCGAGTATGACGTAGCAGCTTCGGCTACTGCGATATTTTTCCAAGATCCAGTGAAAGCTTTAGCAACTGGAACAGTTGGAGTCGCGGCAGCGGGTGATGTATTACTCGGTTCTTTGAATGGAATATTTTTTACCGACGCAAACACAGATAAGCCTACGTTTGCAAACCATCTGTTAGGTTCTAACACAGCCACAGATATTGTTGCTTTCGTAGCAGATGACCCTTATGAAAGATTCGAGATTCAATCGGACAACAGTGGTGCTTCAGCACAAACTGACGTGTTCATGAATTACGACATCTTGTACACAGCTGGAGATTCAGCAAACTTCGTTTCTGGAGTAGAGCTAGATGATTCAACTGTAAGTACAACAAGTGGTCAGCTAAAAGTAATGGGAGTATCGAACAATATTGATAACAGCGACTTAGCATCAGCAAATGTTAACTTCGTAGTTACAATTAACGAGCACTTCTACAAAGCCGCAGTAGCGGGAATATAATAGCGAGAATAGGAGATAAATTATGGCTATATCACGAGGACAACTAGTTAAGGAACTAGAACCAGGCCTGAATGCACTATTCGGACTGGAATATAAACGTTATGAGAATCAGCATGCTGAGATATATGTAACAGAAACTTCAGACAGAGCGTTTGAAGAGGAAGTCATGTTATCAGGTTTTGCAAATGCAGCAGTTAAACCAGAAGGTGGAGCTGTAACTTTTGACAATGCTCAAGAGACTTACACAGCAAGATACACTATGGAAACTATTGCACTAGCATTCGCGATCACTGAAGAAGCGATCGAGGATAACTTGTATGACAGACTTGCTTCTAGATATACAAAAGCACTTGCTAGATCCATGGCAAACACAAAACAAGTTAAAGCAGTTGATCCGTTGATCAATGGTTTACCATCAACAGGTACATTTAAATCTGGAGATGGATCTGCATTATTTGCAACAAACCACAAAACAATCGCGGGAACTGTCTCTAACACGTTAGGCACACAAGCAGACCTTAATGAAACTTCATTAGAAGACTCATTAATTCAGATCGCTAAAATGACTGATGAAAGAGGTTTAAAAATTGCAGCAAGAGGAGTGAAAATGATCGTTCCTTCTGAGCTTCAATTTACAGCTGAGAGATTGATGAAATCTCAAGGTAGAACTTCTACTGCTGATAACGATATCAACGCAATCGTATCTATGGGTATGGTTCCGCAAGGTTACAGAGTTAATAACTTTTTAACTGACACGGATGCGTTCTATCTAATCACAGATGTACCTAATGGTATGAAGTATTTCGAAAGAACACCTATCAGAACAGCGATGGAAGGTGACTTCGATACTGGAAACGTAAGATACAAAGCGAGAGAAAGATACAGATTTGGTGTATCTGACTATCGTGGAATATTTGGCGTTGAAGGCGCGTAATACTTAAAATTTTGAGGCGGGGCACAATCCCGCCTCATTTTAAAAATAGAAAGAAGAATGTACCCAACAATAGTACAAGATAATTTTTTTGATAACGTAGACGAAATAATAAAATTTTCAAAAACATTAAAATTTTACAAACCTGAAAAAAAAGACAATTGGTTTGGATTAAGAACTAAATCTATTCACGAATATGATTTTGTTTTATTTAAGAATATAGTATCTAAAGTGTTAAATTTATATCATCCCAATACTAAATTAAATTTTGATAATACTATAGTTACTTTTACTAAACAAAAATATAAAGATAAATGTAAAAATAAGTGGCATCGTGATGATTGTTGCAAAATAGCTGCTGTTATATATTTATCAGAGGGAGATATAAAAGGTGGCACTACAATTTTTGACGATTATAATAAAAAACAAGTAATAGTTGGAAATAGTTTTAATTCTATGGTAGCTTATGATGGAAATAAATTACATGGATTTACATCTTTATCTAGTTTTAAAAATAAAGAAAGATTAACAATGAATGTATTTATAGGAGATGTTAAAAATGATCACTAAAAAATTTAAAGTTAAAATATCTGCTTATCAATACTACGCTGATTTTATCATTGAGTGTATAGAATCCCCATTAGACATAGAAAATGCAATCATTGACAGATTGGGAAAATCTGATATAACATGGGACTATCTTGGAGAAATGCACGATC